ATTTTGGAGATGCAGTCGCATCTTTTAACGAACAAGAGTTAGACAAATTAGGTTTACAGAGAGAGATTAGTGCTGTTTTAGGTGTTTCATACTATAAATGGACCCCTAAACTGTGGATTCACGTATGGTATAATTTCTTACCTTTGCATTATGGGGTAGACCAATACTCATTTGAGTATAACCAAGAAGATTATGATTGGGCAGAATGGGATGCAGGAATAGTGTTCGGCTCACGCATTACTAATCATTTAGGGATGTTTATTGAGGGAACACATCAAAGGTATTGGATGAAGCCCGTGTATGAGGTAAAGTTTGGATTTAACTATTTGTTCTTTTAAGCATGAGAAAACTTATTTTCTTTTTATTTATAAGCCTGATTTCAGCAGGGCAAGAGGTTTTTCCTTGGAACACACAGAACCCGGGAATGTACTCGTACTACATGGACGACAAATGGTGTGACTCCACTGATAGCACGAGTGTCGTAGAAGATTATCTAGTACAGTGGATATATAATGGTAACATAGATAATTGCCTTCAGCCAAGTGAAGGATTCATAGAAGCTTGGTGGACTGAAGGTGAAGATGTGCCGTTAATACTACATGACACCTATGATTGCTGCTGCAAAGATGCATCTACTCCAGGTCACACAAGTGTAGGCTATACCGGATTCGGTGGCAGTGCGTGTGAAGAGTATTTAATATCTATAAATTGGAATCCGATGTCACAAATGCTTTCAATAGACGAGGACATAAAAGAAAATAAAGGAGTATACATTGACATATTTGGTAGAAGGCACTCTACTCCACCTAAAGGACTATCAATAATGAACAACCAAAAATATTTACGCCTATGAAAAAGATATTATTATTATTATTTGTAATGTTAACTTCATTAGCATATAGCCAAGAAGTTAATAACTGTATAGCTTGTGCAGAATCAGGAGGCTTCTATTGTGGAGACGATGAGTCTAATTGGACTCAGTATGCACCAAATGGATGTGTTCAAGCATCTTGGATTAATGATGGGTGGGAAGACTGTGTGGATGCTAGTGATGAACAAGAAGCTGTACCAACTACCCTTTTAGATTGTGCTATAGATGTAATAGAATGTGACACTGTTTATGTAGATGTGCCGGTAGTTGAATATGAGTATATTACTGAATATGACACTATCATAGAATATGTAGATGTAGTTGAGTATGTTGAAACGGTAGACACTTTAGAGATTCCTTTTTACATATATGAAACGGTTATACAAATAGACACTTTATATCAAACTGAGTATATAACCCAAATTGTTGTTGACACTGTGTTAGAAATAGAAACAGAATATATAACAGAATATATAACACAAATAGTTGTAGACACTATTATAGAGGAGGTTGAAGTGGTTGTTCCTGAATACATTTATGAAGTTGATACTGTATATGCAGAAGTTTTAGACACTATGTTTATAGATGTAATTGAGGAAGTTGAAGTGGTGGTATACGATACTATTACAGAAACTGAAATAGAGTATGTGGAGTTTTTTGTAGTAGACACTGTTGTTATGTATGACACTATAGTTAACACAGAGTATATAGAGTTTTTCACTACGGATACTATAATAGAGTATTTTGAAGTGGTAGTAATAGAGTATGTAGATTGTGAATCAGGAATGCCATGTTATAGCTCTATGGAAGAAATAATTAATAATTCACAAAAAAATATTAATATGTATAATCTTCAAGGTCAACATATAAGAAAGCCAGAGGGTATATACATACAAAATGGACAAGTAAAATGGCACAAATAGGAGAAAACACCAAAATAAGTACAGACTTAAAATTTATTATAGGCTTTGCTCTAATGATTATGAGTGTGGCGGGAACTTACTATAATTTAGTAGGTCAAGTGGAAGCCTTAGAGGTTAAGGTGGAAAAGTTTGATGGATACCCAAGTGCTAATGAAATAAATATGAAAAATGAATTGATACGACAAACTGTAATTTCTAATAAAGAAAGCCTAGATGCAATAGAAAAAAAGATTGACATTATGGATGAGAGGTTGTATCAAGTAATACAAAACTAATGAGATTTATACTATTTACTTTACTCAGTGTTTCTTTTTTATTTTCTCAAACTCTTATTGATGAATCTAATTTTAATGATAAGTTAAATGAAGATATTGTTGTAATAGAGTTTTTTGCAGAATGGAATAAAGACAACTGTGTGGATTTGAGTAAATTTAAAGAAGTGTCTACCTATATGGTTAAGGTGGAGGAATGTCCTAATCTTACTTCTAAGTATAAAGTTGTTTCTGTTCCTACTGTTATTATATTTTATAATAAAGAAGAGGTGGAAAGGTATGAGGCTGACTTGTCTTTTAAGCTGTCTATTAAAGATGCCTGTAAAAAAACAGAAGAATTAGTTCTTAAAAAATTTATGTAATTATGAGTTATATTTCTAAAAATTTTACCATAAATGAATTGACAAAATCTAATGTGGCCACTAGATTGGGGATATCTAATTCGCCTACTGAGGCAGGAGTTCAGAAGCTAACTATTTTAGCTAATTCTATTTTACAACCTATTAGAGATAAACTTGGTCCTATAAGAATTACTTCAGGGTACAGAAGCCCTGAGTTGAACATGGCGATTGGGGGAAGTTCAAATTCACAGCATTGTAGATATGAAGCGGTAGACTGTCAATATTTTAGTGGTGGAAGAATGGACAACATAAAGATATATCAAATGCTAAAAGAATTAGATATAGATTTTGACCAATTGATATTAGAGTTTGGAGACTCTACTAAACACAAAGACCCTTTATTCCCTGCGTGGATACATGTAAGCTATAAGATACTAGACAATAGACGGCAGGTGTTGATCGCTTATAAAGATAAAGATAATAAAACTAAATATAGACAACCAATTGAAGATATATCGTTATGATAAAAAAAATAATTAAAAATTTAATAGGAAATGCTTCAACTATTTTAGATGAGGTTATAACTACAGATGAGGAAAGGTTGGCAGCTAAACAAAAGTTAGAAGAGCTGTTACAGTCACATGAAAAGCAAATGTTTGAATTAGAAGTTGAAGACAGAAAGAGTGCTAGAACTATGTATCAAGATGATTCATCAATTCAAAAAATACTAGCTATAGTTTTTACTATTGCATATTTTATGTTAAGCTTTATAATGTTTAGGTATTTTGTAAAAGGAGATTTAAACCTAGGTGAGTTTGAAATAAGTTTTATTTCAACCATATTTGGTGCTATGTCAGCTAAGGTTAATACTGTTGTTGATTTTTTCTTCGGAGGCTCTCACGGTAAAAAAGAATAAGATGAGAGTTAGTAAAAAAAATATGAAGTGTAATGTGGTTAGAACAAGCACTAGGATGGGTAAGAAAAAAATGGTTAAAGCATGTGAAAACGGTAAAAAGAAATTAATTCATTTTGGAGCAAAAGGTTATGGCCATAATTATTCTGATGCAGCTAGAAAAAGTTTTAGAGCTAGACATAAATGTGGGTCTGCCAGATCTAAACTTACAGCACGTTATTGGGCGTGTAAATACCTTTGGGCAGGCAAGGGTGGATCAACAAAATCGTCTCCAAAAAATAAAAAAGGAAAATATTAGTATATTTGTAGAATAATTTAAAATTTAATCAAATGACAAAAGACCAAATAGGAGACTATTTAACTGAAGAAGAGTTAAGTGGAATCAAAAAAATGTTAACAGACTTGAATGCTGCCAAATTAAAGCTTGCAGATACTATAATTGAGTCTGAAAAATACAAAAGTGTAATAAAAGTTATTAGAGAAAAGTTGCACGAAAATGAACGTGGCCTTATTGAAAAGTATGGTAAGGATGCGAGTATAAGTTTAGAAACGGGGAAAGTAACCCAAAACCCAATTAAAAAAGAAAACTAAAATGGCTAAAATAAGTACATACACAAAAGTTAATATTTCTAATATTGAGGATACGGATTATGTGTTAGGGACAGGAAACTCGACTACAGGAACTCCGACCAATGAAACTAAAAACTTTCCCATTTCAGTGTTGCGTGAATACCTTAATTACAACACTGTTCCTCCGGCAACGGCTTCACCGGGTTTACCGGGGCAATTTGCAACTAATGGGGCATATTTATATATTTGTGTGGCTGCTAATAGTTGGAGAAGAGTGCTCCTAAGCACTTTCCCATAGAATAAAATAAAATAAAATGGAAATAAGAAAAATATCCATAGGTCCAGATTACAAGTCGGGAGCTATGCACTACATCCTAGGACAAACAGTGCTAGGGGGTAATCACACTATTGAGCTTATAAAGCATGATTTGGATACCCAAACAATAAAAATATATATTAGAGAAGAAGATGTGATTCTTAAATGGAAAGAGTTTTCGGAGACTATGCCTATTGCTATTGAGTATAATATTAATATATAATGAGATCAATAACACAGTTTATTGTTACTCCGCTTAATAACAAGAGATACAATAACTCTAAAAATATTGGAGGGAAAGACATTATAGTTAGCACGTCTCAGGAAGATTTTTCATTTTCTAATAGAGAGGCTGTTGTGGTAGAAACACCTTTGTCTTATAAGGGAGAAATTGATAAAGGCGACACTCTTCTTGTTCATCATAATGTTTTTAAATATTACTATGATATGTATGGCAAGCAGAAAAGCGGCAAAAGCTTTTTAAAAGATGATTACTTTTTAGTAGACATGGATCAATTTTTCTTATATAAAAAAGATAATAGATGGTGCACTTATGATAGGTATTGCTTTATAGAGCCTATAGAGAGACAGGAAAGTATTATTTTTAAAGATACTAAATATGAACCTTTGTGTGGAGTGATGCAATATAGCAATAAATACCTGCAGTCTAAAGGGATTATAGATGGAGATATGGTTTCCTTTACTCCTGATAGTGAATATGAGTTTAGATTTAATGACAAGTTGTTATACAGAGTCTATGACCATCAGGTTACTTTGCAGTTATGACTAAAGAATTTGAATGGAAAAAGGTGAGTGTAAAAGATGTTTGGAAACACACTAAACTAAAGATTCATAAAAATAAAAAAAAATATAATCGCAAAAGAGATGGATTCAAAGGAACTCAAGATTCAGATTATTGAAGCAGGAAGAAGGGCTGTAAAGCAACTTATAAAAGTGGCTAAAGAAGAAATAATTAAGCCTGATCCAGAAGATGAGTTGGCGGCTGATAGATTAAAGAATGCGGCAGCTACTAAAAAGCTTGCTATTTTTGATGCTTTTGAGATACTCACTAGGATTGATAGTGAAGAAGAAAGTTTAAATTCGTTAAACATCAATAAAAAAATAGACACAAAACAAGGGTTTGCAGAAAGACGTTCAAAATAAACTTTATGTAGTTTTGCATGACTACATTCCTAAGCGAGTTCTCTCTAATAAAAATAGAGGTGGAACGTGGGCGTATGGTTATAATGAAAAGTATAATTTTGTAAACATCTCTAAAACCGGACGAGTTGGCGAGGTAATAAATATATCAGGATTAATTATTGGACTACCGTTACAGCCAAAAAAATGTTATGCTAGAGATGGCTCTAGGGAGAATCAATTTTGGCAAAGAGAAGACTTACCCAAACCTTTAAGTAAGATACAATCTATTTTTCAATGGAATAGTATGTCTAAAGAGTTCAAGTCTCAATGGGTAGATTATATTGAAAATGAATTTGACAAAAGAGAGGATGGGCATTGGTTTATGAATAACGGGAAACCTACCTATATAACCGGTTCACATTATATGTATTTACAATGGACAAGTATTGATGTTGGCTATCCTGATTATAGAGAGGCCAATAGAATATTCTTTTTATTTTGGGAAGCATGTAGAGCTGATAAAAGAAGTTTTGGAATGACTTATTTAAAAATAAGGCGTTCCGGTTTTTCTTACATGGGTTCTTCCGAATGTGTTAATGTGGGAACATTAGCAAAAGATTCTAGAGTTGGAATACTTTCCAAAACGGGTTCAGATGCCAAGAAAATGTTTACGGATAAGGTTGTTCCTATATCTAGCAGACTTCCCTTCTTTTTTAAACCTATACAAGATGGAATGGACAAGCCCAAAACAGAGTTGGCATTTAGAATACCGGCCTCTAAGATTACTAAAAAAAACATGTATGATGTGGCGAGTGAAGAGTTGTATGGACTTGACACCACTATTGATTGGAAA